TTAGTAACTGTGTAAGTAGCCATGGCGGTTAAGCCGCCTTTCTACTAAGCCTGGGTGATCTTGCGAATCATGCCACCGATTGCAGCAAAGGTGCTGACGTATCCGTGGAATGACATTGTGCGACCAAGGGTTGCAGGTACTTCAACGCTCATCAAGCCACGGATTGATTCGTAGAACTCGAATGCGTCGCCTGAACCTTGACCAACACGGGTGATGATCATGGTCTTTGCAGCAAAGTTGCTGTCAACTACGAGCTGAAGTCCAAGTGGGTTTCCGTTCCATGATGTTGCGTTTCCGCCACCGAGTGCGTTCTGACCGGTAAGGCCAGCACCGATGAATGGGAATACTGGACGGCCAGTTGTGTCTGCGAGCTGTCCAAGTTGACCCCATACGTCTGGTGAAACAAACATGTGTGTTGGGGTGAAGTTACGGCCATTCGAAATGTCAACTGCGCTGTCATAAACAGACTTGAGCAAATCGGCCACGGTGCCGTCCCACACGCCTGACGAGTTTGCTGCAGTCAACAAGTTGTCTGCTGCAAAGTTGTCTGATGCGATCATGTATTCGCCCATTAGGTCGTTCAAGATCAATTGCATTGCAGAGGGGCTCGTGAAGTCGATGTCCTGAATCGAGAGGGTCACCGCACCGCTTAGCGTAGTTTTTGCCACCGAGTTTGCCGCAATGACCATTGTCTGTGCAGTTACTGCCGACAATTCGGTTGACTGCGTGCCAACAGCGGTGTGCGTGGTGATCGTTGGACGGATAAATGTTTTCTGCTGACCATTGTCAGGATAAGCGCGTGCGCCTAATGCTTCGACTACAGGACGGATGAAGTTTAGGTCCTGTACTAAAGGGGGCAACACAACGGTGTTCAACAAACCAGTTGTGTCGGTGGTAAGCACATCGCCTGCAGCTGCTTGCAATGCGGTGCGCTTTGACGCGCTGTATTCGGCTACTGCAGCGTTCATGTTTTTAAACGTATCGCCACCGATGTGGTAAGCGGCCATGAATTCGCCGACCGACGGCATTACAAACTCTTTTTTAGCCTGGGCAAAAATTGGCGCGGTTGGGATTGTTGCCTCAACTGCTGGTGCGGTTACTTCTGACATGGGTTCATTCTCCTGTTCTGGGACTACTTCTTCATTTAACACTACTTGTTCTAGCTCTTGGTGGATACTCGCTGCGACGCTGGCAATGTTGGCCATGTCACCAAACGCGCCGATCGGAACGAGCGACAACTCTGTCCAATCCGCGGCTTCGATAATCATGGTTCCTGCTTCGTCGTATGAGAACTTGGTTGGGTTTACGCCAACAGAAACTTGGTCAATTGTGCCGTCCATGGCCATGATCAAAGCGTCGTTGCCAAGGCTGGTTGCGCTGATCTTTGCGCTGAACAACATTCCCTGCTCGGTATCTACGCGCTCCGTCACTACGCCTACTGGCATTTCAGCCGAATGATAGAGAAACAGACGTGGTGCTTTACCCTCGACTGGCAATGAGCCTGGGCGAAAAATTACAGCTGTGCCGTCCGAAACTGTTGCCGGCACGTTGTAGGGAACGGCGGTTCCGCTGATTGTGCGTCGTGGTGCGTCGCCTTTGGCGGCGTCAAGTGTGAACTCTCCTGCGATTAATTTGATCATCGGTTTGCTATCTCCTCTTGAGTGTTTTCTCTAACAATTACTTCTTCATCGTCCATGCGATCGGCCATAAAGTTTTCTTCTAAATATTCGTCAGCATCAAACTCGACATACGTTCCGCGCGGTAGCACGTTGTCCATTGACAAAGCGCCAGCGATTGCGTCTGCGTACAACTTCACTCCGAACAAATATGCGTCAGCACGCGCCTGCTGTGATGATTGATATGAATATGCCCCGGTAGCAACGCCAACCAAATAAGGTGGAACGTTTGCAACTCGCGCCATTTCCAAAGCCTGATATTGCGATGCTTCGATCAACAGCATTTTGTCAGGTGTGCTGTTTGTTTCCGTGTATGTCAAATATTCGTTAAGCGCTGCAGTTTGATTGGTTGCTCGCGCAGCGTTGAACGCGCTAGCCAAATCAGCAAGTTCTTGCGCGCTAAGTGGTTCCCCACCTGTCTGCTTGAGTACGCCCGCAGGGATGCTTGATGATGCGTTGCGGTTGCGCGCCGCTTCAAGTTTTAACGCGGTTTCAATTGCGCTTTGCGAAGAATAAATAATTCCTTGTGACGGTGACAAGAATTGCACAAGGTTTGCAGGGTCAATTTCTCCGCCTTGAAAATACACCTGTGACGACGGAGCAAACCACACAGGGCCAGCCATGTCGGTTGTGGTAATTGAGCCTGCTGGCAATCGAGTAAACGTGGCAGGGTAGCCGTCGGCGGTGCGTGAGGTGATGTACCAGAACGCGCGACCAAACATCATGAGATCATCAAGTGTCCAACTAAGCAAAAATTGCGCGCTAACTGTTGGGTCTGGGCGACGCAACCATGAACGCGGGGCAATATAAACCTTGGTCATTTCTCTTTCGGTTTCATCCCAAACTTCGTTATACATCCGCAATGGCATTGAGCCGATAACCGATTTAAAAATGTCCAACGCGCGATTCAAGGTTGGAACCGATACCGCCAAATTACGCTGTTCGCCTTCGCGGTAGGTGTAGTACTGGCCAATCATGTTGACGCCAACATTGGACGATGAGTAACCCGGCGAAAACCCGCCAGCAACCGCAGCTGCCACGGTAGGCGCTGGACTTATCGCTGCTTTTTTGGTTTTGTTAAAGATCGCCATGTTCCTACTTTGTCATACAAGTGGCAACCGCGCATGACTTATCCGATTCCGACAAAAGGCAAGGTGCGCGGTCGCCGCGTTTATCTTAGTTATTTACCGCGACAAGCATGGGCTTTCCGCTGTTGACTGGACGGGCACACATGCCGATTCCCCAAACCATTGTCCGCGCTAACTCGATTGGCCCAGGTGATCGTTTGCTTGATAGCACGATCGTGTTGTCGGTGCGAACAGCAACGGCGCGCTGGACGTGTTCGGCTAACAGTTTTTCTCCCGTGTGTAGCAGTCGTGCTTCGGCGATCATGTTTTTGGCTAACGGTGTGAACCGTCCAAGTTCGGCATAGCCAACGACGACTCGGCGGCGCTCGATGTTTGGTGGGCAGGTTGCGTCCACGGTCGGCGACAAGGCAAACCTGATCATGGGGTCTTTGGCCAGTTCTTGCACGTTGTCCCATAGCTCTGTAATTGACTCGGCGATGAATGCGACGGTGACAAGCACCCGACCGTCCGACAAGTTGACGCATCTAGTCGCGCTGTAACGGGAGTCATCAAGCGAAGACTCAATCGCCACGACGCCACCGCTAGGGATGTCCCCTGTGTACTCAAGTGACGGCCAACGCCCTGGCTCAATCCAACCTCGCACAACACTCACCCAAAGATTTAGGGATGCGCGCAAGAACGACGCGCGATCAGGGTTGGTTGACTCTTGCCTGATTGTTTCCATGTCCAACGTGTGACCGAGTGCTGGGTTGCCCCAACTCCAACTGCTAGGCGCGAGCGGGTCAAGGCTCGGGTCAGGCGACCATTCGGCCATGTACATCGTTGACGGTTCGCCTTTGTCAATTGCTCGAATACCTGCCTCACGCCAACGCTGAAACAGCACAGATTCTTCGGTGCCAGCAGTACTGAAGAAACACGCCAAAGGATTTTTTCGTGCGCGCTGTGCCGGCAACAGACCGCCTTCAACGGCGTCTGGGTTGACGTCAAACAATTCGTCAACGATCACTAAGTCAATGCTCATGCCGTGACCTTGGTTTGGTTTCAATGCTTTGACCCACCACTTGCTGCCGTCTGGCATGGTCGCCTGATAACGACCGTACGACTTGACGATTTTGGCGCCGTAATACTCCTCAAGGATTGGTGCCAAATCATCAAACAACAAGCAAGCCAAATCCAATCGGTGCGCGCCCGAAACGATGGTTTGCTTTTGTCCGCGTATTTTTGGCATCTCGACTAGCCATGCGAGTATTAGTGCCATAATGACAGTTGTTTTTCCATTTTGCCGCGCCACCGAACAAAGCGTCGAGCGATGAACAAAATAATTGTTCTCATCCACAGCAAGCATTTTTTCAAGTACATGCTTTTGCCACGGCATGAGCGTGACGCCAAGAACCTTCTCGGCCATGTCCCCCACAAGCGCCCCGAATGAGCTGACGTAGTCCGGGCTGATCGTTTCTAGTCTCGGCCGATCATGGTTGGTTGGCGCTGGTTCAGGCTGGTTTGGGCTGGTTGCGACAAAAACATGGATG